CTCCATCAACGTTCTAAACGTCAAAGGAGTGCTTTTATGTAATAACTTTGCAAAATTAGCAAATCCTAGTTCGGATGGATCCTTTTCGTTAAGATCTACTAAAAATACTTCTTTTCCATGGTTTAGCAAGGTCTCACAGTACTGTATTGCTTGCTTTAATGCGTCATTATCTAATGCAATAAAAACCTGCTTAACATTAGAAGACACAATCTTCTTCATAAGTTTTTCTGGTAGGGTCTTCCCTAATAACGGAATTGCATTACGTTTGATTGCCATTGCATCGAAAGTACCTTCGCATAATACGATTGGACTATCCCAGTTAATGAGTAAGTCGAATCCGATAATGTTCTTAGATGCTTGAGGATTCTTATATTTTATATCTCCAGGACCGAAGTTACGTCCTACAAAGTAGTTTAGTACTCCGTTCTCATCGTAGCTAGGAATGATAATCATATCCTTGTATCGGCCTGATTCACAGTATCCTAAGCTATATCTCTTTATGTCGGTTGGTGTTATTCCTCTTTCACGTAAGTATCTTAATGCCTGACGTACAGTAACTTCTGAAGTACTAGCATCGTAGAGGGTTTTATATTCTTTAGGTAAGGCTAGAGCTTCTACCTTAACTCCATGCTCTTCTTGGTAAGAAACTTTAACGTAGTTCTTAAGCTCTTGGATCTTATGATCAGGAGCTGATACTGCTTTGAAAAGGCTTACTAGCTTCTTCCCTTTCTTATTACAAACCCAGCAGTGCCAGTGGTTAATACCTTCCTCGTTTTCCTGGAAGTTAATCTCTAGCTTTGGTTTGTAATGATTGCAGAATGGACAGTTGTATGAGTAGTTTGTACCCGAGGTAGGTTTACCCGCTCCTATAACACTACTTACCAGGTTTACTAGTAGATGATTGACCATTAAGCGAATATACGAATTTAATCGGGTAAGAGCAAGTCTTTTCGAAAAATTCGGGACATAATGTTGTCGTTGTATGAGTTTGTTTCGAGTACGTCATATTTACATTGGTAAGCAATTTCATAGTAAGTTAGTTGTTTTTTTGAAAAACACAACTTTAAAATCTCTCTTTTAAATTTATCTTCACCAATCTCTTTTACTTCAGCAAGTAGCGGTTTACATGAACCCCAATACTCTCTCCAGTTGGATTCTTTACTTACTTTTTTCTTAGTAGGTTTTCTTCCAGGACCGGATTGTACCGAGAGTTCTTTTTTCGTTAGCTTCTTAGTAATTGTGTTGGTGAATATCTTTCTACCAATGTAAAACTTACCAGTCTCAATGTTTGTTATTCTGTAAACAAATCCAACTGCTTTTTCGTTAAATTGATATTCTTCTGTAACTTCTTTATTTTCGTAAAACCAATTAGGCATATTTTTATCTATCGATATTAATTAATATTGTCGTATCTGTTACGTTATTGCTTGGTAGTGGTTTTGCCAACTTACCGACTGCAATTAAGTCTTGATTCTCGTTATAAAGTCCAACTGTTGTAATGTATGGGTTAAAATAAGAACCTGTAACAAAATCATAAACGTTTCCAGTTGATCCTGATATTAAGGATGGGTTTAATGAGAAGTTAAACTCTGAAGGATCAAAAGTGCATTTAAATTGAGTTTCGTATAGAGTGTATGAACTAGAGAAAGAACAAGTAACATTGTTTGATGTTATAATGTTTTCAATAAAAGCATTACTGCTTCCTCCGTATACTGATGTTCCGTAAACACCCGTACCGTATACATCACCACCGCTTAGATTGTCTTTAGTTAGTACTGCTAATCCATGTTGGTATACAATATTACCGCAGTATTCCCCATCTAAGGTAAGGTATAAATTACCATTCCCGTCATCTGTAATACTTCCAGAATCTCCTGTGATAATAAAGGATCCAGGTTGAATAGTATCTCCGTAGAGCCTGGATGGTATTGAAATTACTCCGATTACTGCACTAGAAGAGGTTGGGAAGTATCTTTCATATGCTAAGGTTGTTTCTAAGTAGTTTTCATACCTTCCTGCAGAACTAGCAGAACCGATTAGTACATTCCCTTCCGGAGTTGATCCTGGAAAATCATACGGTACTGATACCGGGTCTCCGTAGCTGGAACTTAGGTAGTTAGAGTAGTAGAGTTCTTTAGCTGAATTGTAGATTAACCTCTTATACTCTACACTAACTTGTCCGCTGGTTGCTTCTGATAAGGAGAATAATCCTTGAATGTTCTGTCCTAGTAACCTATCAATACCAACATCAGAACCAGTGAGTTCAGCCGCTCCGACGAATCGGAAAGACTTGTTTACCTCAAAGGGTGTGACTATGATGTCGGATGCTAGTAGTTGTTTGAACGCAGTCATTCATTTTAGAAGTCAAGCTTAACTCTCACTAAAGACTCTTTTGTGAAGTCTTTAACTAGAGGTTTAGACAGTTTAGCTACAGCAAGTAAGTCGTTAGTGTCGTTGTAAAATCCTACAGTTGTCATATAGGTCTGAGGAGAATTAATAAATACGCTATAAATAACATCCCCTGTTGATCCTGAAATAAATGAAGGATTTTCTGAGTAGTTAAACTCAGCATTTCTAGCTCTTACAAATACGTAATCAGATGATACTGTTTCTTCGCTGTTTACTTGGAAAGAAGCAGCTCCTGATCCAGAGATAGCTCTGAATAAGATACCTGTATTATCGCCGTCAATATCAGATGATCTTGAAGGAGTCAAGTTGATTGATTGTGATAAGGCTAATGGATTTAAGATGATTGTAGCAATATCGGGTAAGAACAATCCATAAGATCCAGAAGAAGCAGAATATCCGTTTCCTCCGTTGAATGAAGTTCCATTTGAACCAGAGATGATCTGGTATACTCTACCGCAATCTAGGTAAGTATCAGTTGATACCATTCCGGAGTTATCGGTAAGTTGCAATACTGTAGAACCTGATAATTTAATGTTGAAAGTACCTTTAAGTAAATGCTCTTTGTATCTTGCTCTATCAATAGAGATTGCCCAGAAATCAGAAGCAGTTACTGTTCCAAAAATAAATTGAGCATTTTCATCTCCGTAAACTAAGTTTCTATACTGACCGTAAACAGTTCTAGTTGGTGATACACCGGGTACTAAATCGTTAAAGTTAGCACTTCCGGAACCTTGTTTATTACCGTAAGCAATTGCAAACTGTACTCCAGAACCTGATGCTGTTGATCCGGTTTGGTATACGTTCTTATAGTAGCTGTCGTTTGTAGTAGCTATAGATGAAGTAAAGAATGCGGTAAGTGTTGGGTTATTAGTAGACCATGCAGTAGCGGTTACCGAATCGATACTAACTAGAAAATCTTCTGGATCTAATCTTTTAAATGACATGGTTTATATCTTAGCTTGTTTTGGTAACAGTTACAGGGATTTGAAGTCTTGCACCAGAATCTCTACCAATTACCTGCAAAGTAGCAGATAAGGAAGTATTTGATCCGAACAATGTATTGATTGTGGTTGCAGTTAAGTTCAACGTAGTTCCAATTACTGTCTTGGATACTGTAGTACCGATTGTGGTGGTTTGGTTTAGAGCTTGAACGTCTGGGGTATTGATTCCTACACCGTTAAAGGTATTGAACAACCTAACATCAGAAATTGTGAATGTATATCCTGAAGACTCGTAAAGAGCTGTTTGGGATAAGTAATTCAAAGTCTGAGGAGTTATTGCCAAACTTGCACCTTGTTTGATAGTGATTGAAGAATAACCGATATCTAGTACAGGCATCTTAGCAGTACCTCTTGGTAAAGTTACCAGTTTGTACTTCATGATTTGAGTTTCATCAGGAAATGCTTCTAGCAGAGGCATATTCTCGATTGCTTCTCCGTAAAAAGCAGAACCGGAAGGTTGTGTTGGATTGTACAATGTATAATCAATCTCGTCGTCAGACAAGGCAAATTGTGTAATCCTAAAAGAACCATCTCCTCTTGCAAGAAGTTCTCTTCCTTTTTTAGTTAGGATGGCGTCAACTGTGACAGTGCTATTATTCAGATATCCCATAATCTATTATAAATATATGTATTTGCTAAGTTTTAAGTTATCAATCCTGCTTTACGAGCTAACGCAACAGGATCAACGTTTGGGTTAAAGTTACTTGGTACTAGTATTCCGTTTTGTAAGTATGCAGGAATTGGTGAAACAGTTACTTTTGTTTCATCAGGTACCCTACGGAAGATTCTAAAGCCTTGTGGAGTAGTGCCGATAGTGTGAGGAAGATCTGCTGAGAAGGACCCTGTTATTACGGATTCTAATGTTAAGCTACTAGCAATATCGTTAACGTCTCCTACTGAAGATGAAACTATTCTGTATAGTGCATAGCTTGAAAAAGAATAATCCACTGATGCAGTAACGTTGGCAGGGTTGGTTAAACCGAACCTTATGTAATCGTAAGTACGTAATGGGAAAAGTGTTTCCTCATAAGGAATGAATGCAGTGTAGTATTTGGACTGGTATTTATTCCAAATAGAGATTTGATTATCCTGTGAGGAAAGCCCGGTACATATCCCTGCAACAGAAGAAGAAGGTCTTAACATCATACTCAACCACCCTGTTGTGTAAGACGGACTGCTACCTGAGTCTTGTAGTACTCTACTGTTCAAACTAGACGTAGCAAAGTATATTGTATCGTAGATTGTATCTTGCCCCCCAGAAGAATATCCGTTTGGATAGTTTTGGAAAGCTATAGCAAGATCTGCGTAGGTTCCAGGAGATCCACTTCTAGAGCCGGATTTAACTATAATTGTTCTGTAAAACGCTCCTCCCTCTACAATTGGTACAGCTGCAGTAGTGTTTGTGTTAGAGTAGGATTGTCCGAGGAAGGTTGCTGATGCTGGTAGACCTGCTTTAAAGGTGTTTTCTACTAGGTTTAAGTTTTGGTTTGCTGCGGTTAGTCCAATAACTGTTCCATCTGTGTGTACTAGGTATTTTAAATTAACAACTCCACCGCCCGGGTATTCTGGGTCTGAAGATTCAATTGTGTCGAAATACCCTATGTAGTTACTATACCTATCGATTACAGCTGTTTGTCCGTAAGAAACATCTCCAGGTGTGTAGGTGTTGTACAATTTACTACTTAATTTAACCCCTGCATATCTAACGTTGCTCCATGCACTGCCTGATGAATAATTTGAATCTTGAACAGTAGCAGGGTAAGCACTTCCGGAAAGAATTAGCGATTGGTTAACCGGATTCAACCCGTCGGTCTGGTAATCAACATCTTCATAAACGGTTGATAACCTACTACTACTAACGTTGTTTAGCAACGGGGTTGTATTTAATTGGTAATCTAACTGCGGGTATAGGGTTGAACCGGAATACTGTCCGTTAAAGAATTCATACTGTGATGAATTTACTCCTGATACTATTCCTGCTTTTGTTAGAATAGAAGAACTCCATGCCTGTGTTATACCTCGTAAGGTGTTAACTGATCCACCGGCACCGCCTGTGAGAACCTCGATAGACCCTGTTTGATAGTCTCTTGCTAGAGATGTAACTGATCCAGTGTATTCAGGTTGAGTGTAATCTACTTGAGCAGGTCTTTGTCTGTTCCTTTCAAGTAAATGCTGCTTAACGATTGCACCGGTTGCAGCTGCAGTTCTTGCAGGAATAAAGTCTTTTATTAACTTGAATAAGGAATTATCAAAGAACTTAATTAATCTAAGATAATCATTGTAGTTATATGAAGCTGTGTACTTCTTAAAGTACTCTGTGCTTAATTGATCTAAAGCAGGGTATTTGTAATTAGCATCTGAAATTCTTCTTGGATCTCCGATGTATTCTCCAATGTTGAAGAACCCAATCTGTGAATTAATATCTTCGTTAATTTCATTTTGAGGAGAGAATCCTACCTCTAGGTAGTTTACATCCCTAGTATAGCTTTGACTTATTACGTAGTTTTGCTGTAAGGTGTTTAGTCCGGATAGAACTGTTCCGTATATATCCGTAGTAGCAACTCTAATTTTATCAGAAACAGCATTTTTAATACCAACAGCTGGTTGATCGTAAAATGTAATTTCTCTGTTTGGTATGTACGGAGTAAACAATACCTGTTCTACATATCCATCTACCACATACCCTGTCTCAACATATAATGATGCTGATGTTGGAGGTATATCAAAGTAGAAGGTGCTTGTGGTTGCAAAGGAAGATGTTGTTGCTTGTTCTCCTGAAACTTTAGGGTGAATTGAAACAGAACTGGTGTACAGTTCTCCTCCTAGTGCTGCTCTAAAAGCTAGTTGCTGCGGTGCTGCATTAGTGTAATTTCCTTCTATTGAACCTGGGTTCATTACGTAGTCGTTAAATGAACTTTCACTTAACGCTACTGTGTAGTACCTTAGTTCTTGTAGTGATCCTGAAAACGTCTCAACACCGAAGGATGATGATCCAAAGTATGATTCTGTTGCGTTATTCCAGGTAGCTGCAGTACCGGGGTCTACTGCTGCTGATGCTTGAAACCCTAATGTATTTCCGTTTTGACCTTGGTATAGATTATTTTTTGCATATACCGTATAGGCTGTTCCTTGCTTGTTTATCAAGACAGACCACCAACCTTCGTTAAAGAACGGTAAGTATATACTTGCAGTAGTTGTGGTATTAACAGTATCTGGATAAAATGTTAACGTTCCGTACCGACTATAAGGACTAACTATTGATCCGGTGTAGGATCCTGATGTGCTGTCTGCTCCGTTGTAGTTTAGTGTTACTACGGATCCGGAATTTGTAGCCCACAAACTTTGTGAGTAGTACCCTGTGTTTGTTGGAATACCCCTGGTTTTGAATCTAAATTCTACAGCTTGAGGTCTATTGTTATCTGCATTCCAATTTGAATTTAAAACAAAAGAGGATGTTATGTAGTTTATACCTTCTGTATCAAAAGCATAGGTGTATTTGTTTTGCCATTGATCCCAGGTATTTGAAGCCTTATCTTTTCCTCCATACTCGTAAACTCTTAAAATAGTATCAGGAACACCAAACGTTGTAATTAACGTATTTAATCCTTCAACCGTCCCTTTTTTCTTTAAGAGGTAAGGAAGGTTGTGGTAAAGTCTTTTGTAAACTTCCGATGAAAGATTGTCTAACGGAATCAAAGATCCGGTTGCAGAGGCTGTTACATAAGTTGTGATTAACTCCTGCCCTGTATAAGGTAGTAAGCTTCCTGAAGGTGTATATCCTAGGTAGGTGTTGTATAGGTTATCTGATGTAAAGTTGTTCTGGTATAACTTAATACCAAAGTCTTTTAAAGCAGTTCCAATCAAGTCTTTTGATAGACCCGACTCTACTCGGTTGTCAGAACTATATTTTTGAGTGACTGCTTGAGTGTATACCCAGATACTATCAAAGTGCTGTCCAACCATTTCAACGAACAATTCGTAATTGGTGTTTGCAGGATCTTCTTTAATGTACATCGGTATAGTCTCTACTAGACCATCCTTGTTATTTTCATCGAAGGTTTGTGCAACTGCTGATTGAGATGCGAACCAATTTAGTCCTGCTGTAGAGGTTGTTCCGGCGTTTGTATATGGCGGTAAACTGTTTGTTTTAGGCCATGCTGTACTTCCGGATTCATAATATAGGTAATATTCGTAACCGTCGAAATTAGTAATAACTTCGTTTATTTTTGAATCCCAATAACTAACACTTGCTGAATTGTAGTATCCGCTGGCGGTACTTCCGTAGCTGCTGCTTACTATATATTCTTCGATCAGCCCTAACTTGTAGTAGAAGTTCTCTAATCTAGTTTGTGCACTAGAAAAGAATACAAAATTACTGTAGTTACTATAATCGATGTTTAATTCGATTCCAGATTCTGCAAGTAAACTATTTAACTGGTACGTTAATGCAGAGCTGTTTGAATTACCTAAGGTTTCTGTATTTTGATACTCTGTTGTTTTATTTAATTCCGAAGCAACTTGTAAATTAACATTAGGACCTTTCAGCTTTATTGTGCCATCCTCAACGGCGTAAGTCGTCTGTATGTTTATTAAGTAAGCTTTTGATTCT